TGATCAGGATTGGCTGGATCGTATGGACCGACGGCCAAAGGCGCACGCACGTCAGTAGATGCGTTCGGGGCATCAGGGCCTTGGTCCCTAAACCTGTTCTCAATCCAGATGTAATCACCACCTTTGAGCGAGTAGCCGTACTTGCCAAAAACCTGCTCAGGATCAAACGGATTTTCAAGCGTAATGACACCCGTGTCTGCGGCGTAGTCATCAACGGTTCCAACTGCAATCTGCCTGATATTCGTTCCATTGGTAGGGATCAGCAGCGGACGCCGAACACGCAGTACTGAATAGTCTTGGTCTTGTTTAAACGCACCACCCTGAGTTCCAATGCCTTTAAAACCGGAAGAAAGTAAAGATGTTTGTCCAAAATTTGAATTAGAATTGGTGATCGTGCACTCACTACCTGAAGCCGTGTGGTGGTGCACAGCCGCACCAATTACAAAACAAGAGACCTCCTGGATCAATGCATTGTTGATCAGTTTGTATCCAAAATTTCTGTAATCTGTCTCGTAGCAACCAGTAACTACATCGAAATTTCCTGCAATACGCGCACGAACATCGTTTGAATTGGTGCTGATAAATTCGTCGTAACTATTAGGAACACGCCACTCCCCACCTGTATAAATCTGCCACGCATTCATGTCACGTTGAAGGGAAATTATTGTGAACTGCGCCGCAAGCATTGACTTCAGTCCGGTCACCTTACTGCCGTCCAGGTACATGCCGGACATGCCATAACTGCTGCGTAATGAGCAGTTAAAAACATATGCTGATGCGCCAAATGTGCTGTCTACTGCAGGCGTCGGGTCGGGCGGATAGACAGTGGTGATCTGAGTTTCACCAGGGTTGACCACATCAACATCTGTAGGGTCAATGCCAAACGCGGTTGCAACCTTGGTGTAGTAAGCCTCAAGTTGGGTGTCACTGCAGAACGCAAAACAGCTCAGCAGGTGATGGCTGTAATTCTCCCCAGGTGAGTCCTTAAATGTGAATGAGAAAAACGAAGAACCGCCCGTGTTGAGGAACACCGAGCCACGACCAGTGCGGGGATCAGCATCTGCTGCTGGAACAGTGGTTGGCAGAATCACGCACTTGCGTAAATCCGCACCAACGACGGAGACACCACGGGGGATAATGACCCCCGTCTCGTCACCATTGAATGCCCTTAAATCCTCTTCGCTGGGTTCGTAATCATCAGCCCATTTGCTGACGGCCAAGCCCGTGCCAGGTGCGTTATCGATTGTCTGCTGACCAGCGGCAACCTTGACCAAAACGCGGTCAAAGACATCTGGCGCACCTTTGTTTACTGATAGTCGCGCTGCTTCTAAAAATGCACGTTTCAGCGTTTTAAAGGGCGCCAGCTCGCTGTAGCCGCAAGTGATCTGCTGGTTTGTCAGCGGCGGTGAAACTGACGGGTCGGCGATGCCTGCAACGAACCTGTCACTGCCGATTTCGACGTTGACATAGAGCGTCGTTGTTGTCGATGAATCAACTTCCCCACCACCTAATCGCAGGACGCTATTTGTGACCGCAGCGATCTGATCGCGGAACTGCGCCTGTGTTGAGTCAATGTGATCGATCGCGCCAGGCTGGCCAGGTGTGATGATCGGCATCGAGCTAGAACCTTTGACTCAGTTTAGTCAGTCCCTTCCGAGGTTCATTTCTATGGGGCCAGAGGTGGCAAAGCTCGCGCTACCGACAATTAGATCGGCTGCCCTGACATTCACTGCAATCTTGGTGATCAATAGTTGTGTTTTGTAGAACAAGTTGCCTTCAGCCAGTGGGGAGCAGTTATCTGCACAAATGTCTAGTTCGCGTGGTGCCATGAGACGAAACTCTGCATCCGCCTTTGCACCCTTGTCTGTGATCAACAGCAACTGCATTAGGTAAGTGGGGTCGACCGGCCTACTGCCCCCGCCGCAACCCTCTGCCTCACCAATGAAAAAATCGAACGTGCCGCCACCGGTGACGATCGATTTCACGTTCTCACCAAACTTGTCGCCAACTTGGCTGGCATCGATAGCCGAGCTATCGAGATCAAGGCTCCACTCTTTCAGCTGACACTGAATCACCCAAGGGAAGCCACCGATCCAGCGGCGAGGGGTTAGGTCTGCATCGTCGTATTCACCAGTGCCGGCAACAGGCTTTTCGTAATCCGGTGCAAATTTACAGATGGATTCCAGCGTGACTTCATCACGGGCATCACTGAATCTGTAGTCACCAAACGCCGCAACACACTGCGCTAGAGCGTCGTTGTATTCTTGCGTCCCAGCTGGTGCAATCAGCATTGTCTGGAAGTCATACTGAGCCAAGTCAACGCGGTCGCTATCGCCACCATTGACTGCTGAGCAATAGTCGGTGTGCAAACTCAGGCGGTTCAGCGTGTCACGGTGAATGAAATAGCCTCCACTCTGAGCCCCACCGCTGCAGTAGAACGGCACGTTTGGGCTGTCTTTGACGTAGAAAGTGTCGTTGTCGCTGCTTATGTGCGTACGGTTGGGGCCTACATCCCAGTAGCCGTCGGCATACATTGCCACACCGTCGCTGCAGTTATCCCGTATTGGCAGCCCACGCTCAGCGAAAACGTAGACCTCATCACCGCTCCAGTAGTCAGTTGAATTGACGAGAAATTTGTCAATGTCAGCTCGCAAAATCTTGCTGCCAACGATCAACGGGTCTGGCGCTTCACGGCGGAGCCTGACCCGCCCCTCCACTCCGAGGACAGCCATGGCTCAGAACCCGCCAGCGATAGGACCAGTGATAGTGAAATTGACGCTGCAAGCTGAGACTGCGCCAACCTGCACATTGGTTGAAACACTTGTCAGCACTGCCGATCCAGACAGTTCTTTGTTGCCTACGGAGTCAAGAATAAACTCGACATTGCTCAGTGCTGTTTGCGCGTTGTTGTTGATGTCGTTAAACAGCTGGGTTGCACTCAACTCGTCTGGGTCGTACATGATGTCGGCCGTACCAGTCATGCCACGAAGACCGCTGCAGTAAGTACGGTCAAAATCCCCAAGCTGCGTTGTCTCAAGTGCGTCTTTATTGACCGTCAGACTCCAGGATCTGACCCGAGCGACAACCGAATCACGCCAGCGCAGTTGGCCGTTGCTGCCGGTGCGGACTGCCATGCTGCGCCTAAATCTCTTTCAAGTTTAGCCAGGGCTCAAACATCCAAAGTTCCAGCAAGAGTCACTCGGACGCGTGAACGATTGGGAAACAGCGATTCAACCTGAGGCGTCCCAGCAAACCTCCACGACAACTGATCAGGGATGGATGCCTGCAACTCAGCAGTCATGCCGTCGAAAACCTCAGAGGGCAAATTCAAGGCGCCAAAGTCACCACGAGCTGCTTCGTAGCAGTCCAAAAACTGACGGGTGCCTTCGTCGTCTTGGTTGAACTCCAGCTGCAGCTGGGCGCCAAAACTCTGGCTGCCATACAGGCGAGTGACGCCGGCGCCGCTGATGGAGTCGAACCGCTTAGTAGGGAACTGCGGCGCTCGATAGCTGCGCCGTGTTGGTGCGATAGCTGGGAAGTTAGTCATTTTCCTCCTCGTAAAGCTGACCCTCGATTTGCCAGAGGTTGCGGTTGTCAAACCCGTCGACGATCAGGCAGTTGCCTTGATTATCGGTAGGCCAGAACAACGCCTCCGCCTCAATGTTGCCGTCTTCGTCGAACGACAACGATTGAACCTTGTAGGTCTGAACATTGGCGGCAGCACCCTGCAAACAAAACACTGAACTGCGCTGAGCTGCCTTGCCGCCGGCCACATTCAGCGTGGTCTTTTGGACGCTCTCCCCCTTGCCGTCCCAGAGCAACACCTCATAGAAACCGTCATCAAGCGGTGGCCAGCTGGTGACAGTCCCATCGGCAGCAATTGCACCGTTTTGTGGCTGGTTGTAGGTGATCGTTTCGACGCCCAGCTTGATCACGCCGCCAATCGTCATGGCCGATTCAGTCGGTACGGTTTTGAACCGAACGCTGTGGGTGACCATGCGCCGGAATCGACATTCCCATTTAGCCCGGTCGATCGCATGCTTCTCGCTGGTGCAGAAATCGCTGAGATCGATCTGTTCCAGTGGAGCCAGTTGATCAGTGCCTGCCTCGCGGACAATGACTTCCCGCACAGACGGGAACAAGCCATTGCTGTCGGCATTTGAAGCCGCCCGTTCTTCGCGCCACCGGACTGAAATGCGCGGCGGCACACGCTCTGCCGGGTCAAAATAGCTGACCTCCAGGCTGTCGGCGATGATGTTGCCGCTGCTGTAAAGGGCCTGAATCGTCTCAGGACCGTCAAAGCTGGCCACCGGTTGCAGGCCAAACTTGCCGTTCTGCACCACCAGATCCAGCAGAAAATCCCGTGCACGCTCAGCGCCCCAGGTGCGGATGTTGACCCGCTCGATCACAGCACCGTCAAAAAAGTACCTGCGGCGATAGCAGAAGTCGGTTGCGCTGTCAAAACTAGGCTTGTCGATCTGCACCGCGGACATGATTGAACCCGTGCCGTATCTTTTGTTGGTCAACAGGTCAAACAACACCTCGGGAAAGTTTGAAGTCGCATTCAGGCCCTGATTCACATAAGCCGAAAACTGGTCCAGGTTGTTGATCTCGGTGCTGGCGCGAATATTCAGGCCAACAATTGCCAGCGAGTCATAATCAGGGACATCCTCATTTGGAGCCACATTGTTGATGTAGGACACGCTGTGCTCAGCTTGCGTGGCCGTGGTCGTGATCTCGTTATAGATAAATGCTTCGGCGATTTTCGCGTATTGGTCGCCGTAGTACTCACCATCGTCTAAAAAATTGCCAAGGTCATTGCCTCCCGGCGGGCGCAGTGCCTTGATAGAAAATGTGTTGGCATTCTTTGAGATGACTTCGCCGTTGTACTGGATATTCGCTCCAGTCCTCCTATCGAAATAAGTCACGACATTGTCAACCGCGTAATCAAGAACAGATAGATCGCCAGGTGCTCTGTCGTTCCTAACCTCCCAGCCGGACAAAGGGATCAGCTTGAATTCGTAACGACGATTAAACGGAAATTCAAATCTGATGTAGTTGTAAACCGCCGCACCAGTTGTAGACCTGACGCCAAAGGTTCGATTAACTCGCTGATAGTTATCCCCCGATCCAGCAATGCGCCACTCAACGGCAAAAAAGGAATATCTCTGCTCAGGACCGGTGTAGCTGCCGCTGACAAAGTTGATCGGCTTGGCGTTGTCTACATTCTTGCCGTTCCAGTCTTCACACGCCTGCTCATCAATCTGTTGATATGATTGCGAATCACGAAAATTGCATAGCCCACCGAAGGACACTTGGAGGTTGCTGCGAAGACCAATCTCCACCACACGACCTGGCTTTTCTGTGACGAAATTGCCGATAGCAACCTTCATCAGATGGCTGAATCCTGTTGCGTTCTGGCCAGGATCCTGCATTGACCCTTTTCTGATGTCGCTGCCGGTCCAGGTGTGAACTTCACCGGGCTCGATGATTTTGAACTGGGCTTCGACATCAACACCGCTACCGACTGGTTCGTTTTCCGCTTCAGAAACAAAAGGCTCATCACTGCGTCCGATACAAATCGCCAACGCTGACCCCAGCTTGTATAAATCGCCGACATTGATCAGTTGATCCCAAGATGACTGCCGGGAAGCAACAGCGTTAGCAGCATCACCAATCGTCAGTTCTGCATTGCCCTGTGTCAGCACACCTTTATCCCAGTCGACAGTGGCTCCTGCTGAATCCTCATCACAGTCAGTCAGGCACGAACGGGAATCAAGGCGATACGTCAATACATCGCCGAAATTCACACTGCGTAGACCTCTTTCTCCAGGTGTGACTAGCCCACCACGGCCGGCAAATTTGTAGTCCTGTTTGGATCTGGCGCAATTCTCCTGCCTGTCCTGCTTGCAGCTGACAACTGCACTATTGTCTTTTATCCGAGTTGTGAACCGCTGCGCTGGCCTGAATCTCGGGTTAACGCGAAAGCTGAAGTTATTGCCGATAAAGCCAAAAAGACCAAACTCCACCTGCGTGCTTGGCTTGGTAACCATGCAAAAGTCGGGCTTGTATTGATTGCCGTCACTGCGGACCTGAAACACATCATCAGCGCCATCATTAACCGCATTGCCTAGATCACTCTCAGGCACGACCCCGGCCAAATAGTCAAACGGTTGCAGCCTGCCGGTGTTGCGTGAGTAATAAAGGCTGATCCTGCCGGCATCACTATTGCTCAGCAGGTAGCCGTCGATCAGGTTGTTGCCAATAGCGAACTGATCAGCCCGTAGCTGCATCCCTGGCCTGTCCAAAGCCCCTGTCCCTTCGCCGACAAGGAACATCGCTCGCAGCATCTGGCCGCCGCCGAGGGAATAAATCTGGCTCCACAGCAAGTTTGTGTTGACTCGGATCCCGCCATAGACAATGCCATCGATTTCCTGCCTGTTGGCATAAACCAACGGCACAGTGCTGCCCAGCTGCACCACGTTCTGAACACTGTCAAAACCGGCCTTCGGTGCAAACTCATCGCTTCTGACGATGGTCTGGCCCTGCACATCCCGCGACTCGGGAGTTTTTTGCTCAGGCGGGGTTTTAACAAGCAGCGTGCTCAAATAAGCCAACGCAATGCCGATGACCAACTGAATGGCAGCGATCGTCAGCGGTTCCAGCGCCACCGGTTCGCCCGGCCGCAACTTGCTATGCAAAATCCCCTGACGAACGAACCAGCGATATTGCTCCTCAGTCATCCCCGTTAGCTGGATGATTTCGTGGTCCTGCGGCAACAGAACAACACGATTAGAGGACTTGGGAGAGAGCATCAGCGAAGAAAGATGTTGCCGGTGGATGGCATTGAGCCCACCACAGTCTGAGTCAAAACCCGACGTGGGACGTTCTGATTCACTGCATCCAGCGGGTTACCGAGCCTCAACTGAAACCGTGAATTGTCGTGGTCAAACCCAAGGATTGCGTACAGCTCCTCGCTGTACTGGTTCGTCTCATTCAGTGTTTCTGGATCCAGCCAAACGGTGCGAATCTGCGCCAGCCAGAATTCATCAGACGCCTGCTGAAACACACTCAACGTCAAGTCGTTCATCGCAAAAACCAGCGATGCTGTGATGCTTCCGGCCTGCAAGTCCAGCGATCCACCGCTGAATCCAAAGCCGGCGAACATGTAGTCGTCGAACGCATAGCTGCGCGTCTCGCCTTGATGGAAGTTTTGGAAGGCGTAGCCAGCGGATGAACCGTCGCG